TAAAAGATGATGTTCAAATAAGGGATGAACATATTGAAAGACTCGAGAAGGAATTACAGGAATATAAAAGAGCAGCTAGCAAAGGCTAACTGCTCTACGAAAGAAACGTTAAGAAGGAAGTTCAATCATTAAGTGTTATTTATAGTATGGCCAAGATTTTGGGCTTTATTCAAGGAGGAATAAAGATTGGAAGATATAAAGTGGCATGAAGCAGAAGAGAATAATGATGGTATTAAGACAATTGCAATGATTGAACTTGATAAGAAATTAAAAGGTGTAACAATGTATGGATACAACAGGATAGTTGGTTATAACGGTATTTTAAAAGGTGAAAAAGTTCTCTATAAAGGAGAAGAATATACCGTGGTAATGGTATCGAGATTAGGGGACTTTGGTTTATCTAAAACAGGAGAATTGCCATACATTTTACGTGCTTGCCCAAAAGACGTTGTAAAAAAATAAAAGAGCGGCTAGCAAAAACTGACCGCTCCGTTTTGACAAAAGATTCCGGGCAGAAATCACTGCTAAGATAACTGCTTATGGTTAGTATGGTACAAAATCACGATTAGTATTCAAAAATAAAGAGCAGCTAGCAAAAGCTAACTGCTCAGGTAATGGAGAAAGATTACCATGTCATCTATAGTATTGACGGAATATTGAGTTTTATTCAGTAAGGATTGTAAATCTGTTCAATAAAATTTGATTGAATCTCATGGAAATATAAGGTTAGAAAAAACTTAAGCATTATATTATCACCCTTTCTTAAGTTTAATTTTATAAGGGAACATACAAAATTAACATTTTGTATGTAATGAATATGTATAAGTATTTTGACGTATGAAACTAATAATCCTTATTTTCCTAGCAAATGAAATTATCAGAAAAAGTTTACTGACAAGAAAATATCTTCGGGGTTTTTAACAAAATAATCCTTTGAATAGAAAGTGAGGTTAAAAGAATGGAAAGTAACGTAAAGCTATTAGGCACAGACGGAATGTGTGGAATGGAGTTTACAGGGGATAAGGTTAATGTTTATAACGATGCAGGATATGTGATGGAGAGTATGACAACGAGGGAGCATGTTCAGGAAGTTATTGATTTTCTTAAAGAGTGCAAAGAACAAATGGAGTAGAAAGTGGGGTAAGAAGAAATGGATATGGAAATCAAAATAGGAATTGATAAAGAAGCATGGGGCATTATGTTAGGTTATTATGCGCCAGAAAGAACGTTAGGAATTCACTTTTTGTGCTTTTATCTCAAAGCTAGTTTTTAATCTTCTAATAGAAAGTGAGGTTACCAGTTGATCAGAAAGAGAAAGGTAACAACCAAGAAAAAGAACGCACCACGTATTAAACAAAAGAAAGTAACTTATGACGGAATAGATTTTGATTCGCAATCAGAGATGAACTATTACAAGTACTTAAAGGGACGGGAGGATGTTACTCATGTTGAGTGCCATCCATCCTACACCTTAGTACCGTCTTTTGAGATTAAGAGCAGTATAACGAAGTCAGGGAAGTCGAAAAAGTCAGCTATGAAGTTTACTCCAGACTTTAAAATAACGTACTCAGATGGACGTGTAGAAGTTGTAGATGTGAAAGGAAGCAAGAAGGCAATTAACGAGGGATTTCCGTTACGTAAGAAGTTATGGGAGTACCTAAACAAACAGGAGTTAATCGTTGTGATATGGGACAAGAAGTTAGGTGAATGGACAAGATCATGAAGGGGTGAGTGTTATAAAAGGATACGAAGGTACAAGAGAGTATATGTTGTTCCGAAAAGAGTCAGGGTTTGGAGATAATCAATGCGTTACGATATTTGATGTATTTACGTATCAGGAGTTAACGGACCATTTAAATGATGGGTGGCGGTTTAGTAGTGGAATAACAGTTGGGAAAAAGACAGCTTAATGGATAACGGAACAATGCTTCACAGTGTGGTGGGGGCTGTATTGTAAGTATCGTTCCCTTATTCAACAAACAGATAGTAAAATTTCACGTACCTGATGTGAATGTAAAAAGACCAATTCAGAAATAGGGGGATTACAGATGGAGCAATTAGCATTCTTTCCAGAAATCGATGATAAGGAGTACAAATTAATTCAAAAAGCAGTAGTAAAGGTGTTACGTGATTATAAAGCTCTAGCTGTACGTATGGAGAATCAAACCGAGTGTGAGAGGGAAAGTATTCAATTGTTCCCTGAATTACGTGATACAAGGAAGCTGAATGATTATAAGTATCTGCAAATTAAGAGGGCGCTAGACCACTCATTAGATCTTGAACAAAGGGAAATTATTGAACGGAAGTATTTAAAAGGTGGAGTAATGAATGACACATTAATTAAAGCACAAATGATGTTAGAGCATAAGTGGTATTACTATCAAAAGAAAAGTGCGATCATGGCAATTGCAACAGCATTACGTATGATTTAAACAAAAAAAATCGGGAACAAAATGGGAACAAATACGGAAGAAAGTGAGGAACAAATGAATGCGATTTTCAAATTATCATTATCTTACAAGCTCATCAACGAGCTTTAGACAGCCCTTTGATAACGACATAACTAAGGGGATAGCGTATTTATTCTGTGATCACAATCCATTTCAGAATAACCCCCATTAACAAAACGTTACTGCAACAAAATGTATAGGTGCAGGCTGTCGGCGGTAAAAATCCGTGGTTAAGGGTGGTATGATTCCCTTTAAAGAAGAAAAGGATTGCTAAAACTAATTAAAACTAATTAAAACTAATTAAGACATATTCCAGTATGGCGGGTGTGAGATAACTCGCATTCGTCATACTGTTTCTATTATATTTACCATTCAGCCCAGAATGCGTCCTCTGGGTTGATAGTGAATATAAGTCTATTACTCTCTGTTATTTGTTTCTGGAAATGGAATGGGGTGGTTTATTTATGATTAAATGAACATCGCGTTTGTGGAAAGAAAACAAATATTAAAATAGGCTTCACTTCACCGGTACGGACGACATGCTTTACACTTTTAACGAATTACTCACATCTTTCGTTAGGCAAAGAGTTCCACTCTTTGTTTGAGCCAATACAGCGGAAACATTCCCCTTCCGTCCCTCTAGTGTATTGGTTCAAACAAGGCGTCGGAAGAAACACATACGTCTTGATATAAATCCTTTATAATTCGATATTGGCTTGCAAAGGCGGTAGCTGAAGTATTGGCCGACTCTACGGAGTATAAACGAGAAGATTCTTAGTCTTCTCCCAGTCACCGAACACAGGGTGTGTAGCCATACTAGTTGATGCGGTGGCTTGGAGAAGAGTATGAAAACTACTCTTAAATTGATTCATTTCGAAATTCCCCTTTCGTGAATGATTTCTCCCATCCCCTTAAAAAAGCCTGATTACTTCGAAGGCTCAAGTTTCACTTGGGTTATTAGTAGAAGTAATGGGGCTTTTTGTTTTGTAGGATATTTTAATTGTTTGTTGAATAGATACATTTGGGAGGGATTATTATGAATACAATTAAACCAGGTGGTTGAATGTAGTGACGGAAATTAAACCAGGTGGTTGAATACGAATATTTAAGAGAAAGCATCCATAACGGGTGCTTTTTTTCTTTGTTATATAGAAATTACACATTAAACGTAGATTTGAACAAAATGGACATTTGGTTAGGAGGATAAGGATGGAATTAACATTAGAAGGATTAGAACAATGTTTTAATGAAGCAGCAAGTGAAGAGGCTAACTATGTAGCTGTACAGATTGAAATGGATGGCTTCCCTAGTGATGAGGTAATTATTAATGATAAACATAATATCGTTTCTAAATTAGAGTATTACAAGAAAACTTACAATGAAGATTTAGAGCATAGATACGCTGCAGGTATTCGTATTGTAGGTTATGCATATGGATACTCGTTCTCTGGAGTTCAACGTGAATTAGGACTAGTGATTGAATAGTGATTAAACCAATAGCAATTAGGAGGATGAATGATGGAAGAGAGAACAATTAAGTTTGAAATTGTAATTGAAGGTGAGTGTACACCAGAAGAACAATCTAAAGTTAGAAAAATGTACGATTTCATTGAGCAATATGCTAAAGATCACGGATATAAAGCTACAAAAACGGCAGGAGTTAAGGAATTAATGGAAAACGATAAAAAGAATACTGTTGCTGTAAAAGTAGACGTTGATACAAAAGAAGCTAATGAAAATATTGCAGAGTTAACTGCTGCTGCTAATGAATGTGTGGCCGCATTGGAGAAGTTGGAGAGACTTACTAATAAGTTTTCTGGTTTCCCTCAAACTAAGATTTCAGTTCATGCTGATACAATTGCACAACGTATTAATAGTGCCGAATCAAATCTCAGGATTTAAATCATGACTAAAATAATAGCAATTATCGTAGGCGCTGCCGTGATCTGGGTGGCGTCTTGTTTGTTGTTAAGGAAAGATAAGGGGTGAAGATATATGTTCATTAGAAAGAAAAAGTTGTTGAATTTTCTTGATACCGAAATTCTAGATATGGAGAAACGTCTTGCAGAAGTTCGTAAAGCAGAGGAAGAAGCTGCTGCTGAAGGGAACGATATCGAGCGAGACTATCGTACGCAACGTATTGTATACGATACAGCTAGAAGCGAGTTAGTACGTTTATATATGATAATTAATGACGATCATCCGGTTAAATTGTAATAAAGTTTAACGAATATGTATTGTCAAGGAAAGATAAGCGCAAACGTGTTGCATTTTGCAAAACAAACGAACACAACGAACGAAAAAGAAAAGCAAGAATCAAATGATTCCTGCTAAATGAAGAGCTACGATCAATTGACCGATAGCTGTAGCGAACTCAGGCGAAACACTGATTTCGAAAGAACTATTCTTGAAGTTCATATATATCATTCCTTTCTTAACAGAGATAGTTTAAAAGATGAGGTAACCTGTATTCCTTAGATACCATATTCAATAGAAAAATACATGTTTTTTCCCAAGGATATAAAAAGTAACGAATGAAAATGCGGTTAGTTAACAAGGTGAAGTTTATGCAGGAAATAACGGTGATTAGGTGATGAAAATGGCGTAAAATCAACGATGCATAAAAGATATTGTGGGTAGAAGTACTCGAAAGTGCCACAAACGTTGATATGACGGCATATTTCCCGAAAACCTTGTTTACATAAGATACATTATCACCAGTCATTTGTATAAATATTTAATTCCCCTGCATAAATTAGTTTTCGTTATGGATTTTTAAAAATAAGATTCTTTTGAGGTGATTTGGTGAAAATTTATGTTGTTGAACAGATCAGATGTTTTATTAACTCGAAAGTAGTCTTAACGACAATCGATCAGGATGAAGCGTTACGAAAATTTAAATCTGATGTTGGTGCAAATACGTTGCAAGTTTGGGAAGAGGGCAAGAGACTTATTTACATTGAACCTTTTAGGTGTGGATATAGGGTAGAAGGTGAACTGAAAGAGATTGAAGAGAAATTGCAGTAGCGAATCCGCTGCTTTTTTATTTTATATAAGAGGATGTGAGCGAATGGCCCTTGCTGATTTTAGAAAAGCATTCAAGAAGCCTAAGTCAGTAATCCCTATAACAAAAGAACAAATGAAATTATTTACTGGTGAAGATCCTGAAATTAAATTGTATATGGTGGAAATGAAAGAGGATGGAACGCCAGGTAAAAAGATACCCATAAGACCTATTAAAGAAAAGGATTTATATGCGGATAATGATGATAAGGAGTTAGATGAATGAAACTAAATAAACAAGAACAAACAGTTGTTGTTGGTCAGTTAATCAACAATGTTATCGGATTAGAATTAGTTAAACAACATATTGATCCACAGAAACTAGAAAAGGCTGTAGATTTACACAATAAGATGAATGATGATATGACACCAAAACAGTGTCGAGAGGCTCTTATTAGTGTGTTGGATAAAACGATTGATGAGTTTTTAAAAGCATAACTTAAATAATAATTAGGTATTACCACGAGGAGGAGTTATGACAAGTTACTTCCTATTAAATCGAAGGTGGTGGGTGATGTGACGTGAGTAGACGAAGTATAGAAAGAGATAAAGCATTTGAGATGTATAAAGACTCAAAAGGAGAAAAGCCTATTGAGGAGATTGCAGAAGATTTAGGAAAGAGTATTTCTCTCATTAGAAAGTGGAAATCAAAAGATAAATGGGACGAAAATATTACCGGTAATATTACCACCGGTAAAAAGGTAATTACCAAAGTAGAAAATCCCAAAACGAAGAAAAAATTAAAAGAAATATTAGACGATGAGGAGCTATCCGAAAAGGAACGGCTCTTTTGTTTGTATTACGTGAAATACTTCAATGGTACGCAAGCTGCGTTAAAAGCTGGTTACTCCAAAGATGGTGCCCATGTGCAGGCAAGTCGATTACTAAGGCGCGAACGAGTTTCTTCCTATATAAAGGAGCTTAAAGGTGAGTTAGTTGAAAATGTATTTGTAGAAGCGATGGATGTGCTAAAGGAGTACATTAAGATCGCCTTTGCTGATATTACTAATTACCTTAATTTTGGACAGAGAGAGATTACTATTCAGGATGATGATGGTAATGAGGTGACGAGGTTAGTTAACTTTGTAGATTTGTATGAGGCTGATATGGTTGACGGATCTATTATAACTGAGGTTAAACAAGGGCGTGACGGAATATCAGTTAAGCTTGCTGACAAAATGAAGGCTCTGGATAAGTTATCTCAGTACTTCGACTTAGTACCAGATAACTTCAAGAAGCAGATTGAAGAAGAACGACACAAAATGCAGATGGAAGTGCAAAAGGTACACGTCGAAAAGATGAGAGCTGAAATAAAAGAACTAACAGACGATCATGGTAATGGTGGTAAAGTTATCATTGTAAACGATAAGGAAGCCATGAGAAAGGCGATGGAAAATGACCAAGACAGTTAATATTATGGACTTGATGAATACCAATTTCTATTCGTTATGGCTTGCTGAACAGTCACATATCGTTGCAAAAGGCGGACGTTCTTCTATGAAGTCATCAGTTATCTCAATGAAACTTATAACGGACTTTCTTGAAGATGAGCAAGGTAATGTAGTTTGCTTGAGGAAAGTAGGCAAGTACCTTTCTACTTCTATATATGAGCAAATCAAATGGGCTATTTATATGCTTGGTGTAGAAAGTGAGTTTTATTTCGGCAAATCACCTTTAATAATCAGGCACAAGAAGACCAACACTGCATTTTATTTCTACGGATGCGATGATCCGTTAAAACTCAAATCAGCAAAGATTGCTAAAGGTTATGTAATGGCACTATGGTTTGAGGAAGCGGCAGAATTTGCTGGCGTAGAAGATATTGATATTGTTGAAGATACTTTCATTCGTCAAGAAATTGAAGGTAAGGAAGTAAAAGTATACTTCTCATATAACCCACCACGAAATCCATACAGTTGGATTAATGAGTGGCTAGATAGCAAAGCGGGAGATGAGGACTATTTTATTCATCATTCAACATACATGGATGATAAAAAAGGTTTCTTATCTCAGCAGATGATTAGGAAGATTGAGAAGTATAAGATACATGACTTGGATTATTGGCGTTGGATGTATGGTGGAGAAGTCATCGGTTTAGGTGATATGGTTTACAACATGAATAACTTTAAGAAGATTAATCAATTACCAGAAGACGATGATTTGATACTCATTGATATCGCCATAGATACAGGACATCAGGTGTCTGCTACGACTTATTTAGCCTTTGGATTAACGAAGAAAGGCAACGTCATACTGCTAGATACGTACTATTATTCACCTGAAAATAAGGTTGTTAAGAGAGCGCCAAGTGAGTTCTCGGCAGACCTAAATAAGTTTGTTACTGGTGTGACAAAGGAGTTTGGCAGATACATTGATATGCAAACAATCGATTCTGCTGAAGGTGGATTGCGAAATCAATATTTTAAGGATTATGGTATTCGACTACATCCTATAGCTAAAAAGAGAAAAGTTGAAATGATTGAAAACGTCTATGACTTATTGTCGCAAGGGCGTTTTTTTATTTTGGATACTGATAACAACAAGATATTTTATGAAGAACATAAGAAATACCAATGGGAAGCGAAGACGTTAAAAACTCCGAATCCCGAAGTAATTAAAGTAGATGATCATACATGCGATGCGTTTCAGTATTATGTGAATGATAATCTGCAAAAACTAAACCTTAAATATTAGTAAGGGGGTGATGCGTTGTTTAAAAGACTCATCTCCGGCATAAGGCAGGTGTTATATAAAATGGGCCTAATTAAAGGGATTAAAAAGATATCTGATAAAAAGGATATACCTGTTAATGAAGAATCATACAAACATATTGATATGTGGAAGGCGTTATATAGTGGTCATTATGATGATTGGCATAACGTTAAGTACCATACGATTGAGGGCCAGAAGAGTAGAAGAATGGCTTCGCTAAATATGGCTAAAGTTATATCGCAAGAAATGGCTGCTCTTATCTTTAATGAGAAGTGCTCAATCAATATATCGGATAAAACACTATCAGATAATATCAAGAATACCCTGGATGAAAATAACTTCATTAAAGAGTTTCAAAGGTATCTAGAGTATTCCTTTGCTTTAGGTGGAATGGTAATTAAAGTTTACTGGGATGAAGGAATAAAACTTTCCTATGTTACAGCAGACTGCTTCATTCCAATCGCATGGGACAATAAACATATCACTGAGGGATTATTCGTTAACGAAATCTCTAAGGGAGATAAAAAGTACACGCTTCTTGAGTGGCACCTGGTTGAAGGTAGCGAATACGTTATCAAGAATGAGTTATACGAGAGTAAGAACCAAGGTGATTTAGGTGTAAAAGTCTCCTTATCTACTTTATATCCTGACTTGGAAGAAGAAGTGCGGATCGAGAACTTATCTAAACCAATGTTTGTATACTTCAAACCGAATACAGCAAACAATTTGGATTTAACTTCACCGCTTGGAATCTCACTTTATGCTAATGCACTAGGCACGCTGAAATCACTTGATATTGCATTTGATAGCTTCCAAAGAGAGTTTGTTTTAGGTAAGAAACGTATCATGGTACCTACTTCAGCAATTAGAACTGTTATAGATCCACAAACAGGTATACCACAGAGATACTTTGATGCTACTGATGAAGTTTATGAAGCAATGAACTTTGATGATGGAGCAAAACAAATTCAAGATATATCGGTAGAATTGCGTGTTGAAGAGCACACGGCTGCTATTAATGCACTGTTAAACTATGTATCTACGCAAGTCGGTTTCTCTGCTGGAGCGTTTAGCTTTGATGGGCAAGGTGTTAAAACAGCAACAGAAGTTGTAAGTGAAAACTCTAAGACATTCAGAACTAAGCAGTCGCACGAAACGATTATTGAGGATGGTATTCGTGATTTAGTTGATATTATTATCGAAATCGCCGCTTTATATGATGAATTTGAAAGTACAGATAAATATGAGGTTACTGTTACGTTTGATGATTCTATAGCAGAAGATCAGACGGCAGAGATTAATAAACAAGTTACGCTTGTTATGAATGGATTAACTACTAAAAAGTTAGCCATTATGAAGATACATGGTGTTTCTGAAGAAGAGGCAGAGAGAATACTGAAAGAAATTCTAGAGGAAAATAAAATGATTATCCCTGAGAATATTGACTTCTTCGGCATGAACAACAAAAAACAGAATAATAGTCCAGGAGATGAAGGGTAATGGCACTCCCTCCTGAGAAGTTACAGCAACTCTCTATGTTTGTAGTAGATATCTACAATGCAATTGAAGAAGAGTTGCTTTTAAATATGGCCAGAATGCTCAAGTATGACAGGGAATTGCTACTTACTGCTGAGAACTTCGAACAATACCAACATTGGCGAATAGTTCAGTTAAATAAGCTAGGTAAGTTGAACCAACAACAAATGGGTACTATTGCTAGTCATAGTGGTAAAACGGCTGAAGAAGTGCGGAAGATGTTAGAAACCGCTGGATTTACAGCGGTAGAACAACATGAACCGTTATACCGGGAAGCAGTACAAGCGGGAAGTATAGTTGCTGCTCCTGCGATGTATACAAGTGCCGCGTTAATCGGCATACTTAACGCTTATGAGCAACAAGCTTTAGATACGCTGAATCTTGTAAATACAACGATGTTGAAACAGTCGCAACAGGTTTATCTTGATGTTTTAAACAAGACAGTAGGTAAACTACTTGGTGGTGTTATAACTCCACAACAAGCACTTAGGCAGACTATTTCCGAATGGGCACAGCGAGGGATTCCGGCTTTAATTGATAAAGGTGGTAAACGTTGGAGTGCTGAAGCATATGTGAATATGATTACTCGTTCTGTTAGTCAGAATGTAGCAAATGAGATGCAGATGACTCGCATGGACGAATACGACGTAGATCTAATTGAAACAAGCTCACACCTTGGAGCAAGACCACGCTGTGCTCCGTATCAAGGACGTATCTACTCTAAAAGTGGAAAGAGCAAGAGATACCCTCCGTTCTCCAGCACATCGTATGGTGAAGCGGCAGGGTTACTAGGCGTGAATTGTCGTCATATCATCTATCCTTATATCCAAGGGAAATCGACTAAGCGTTATGAACCGTACGACAATGATGAGAACTCAGAAGCATATAAGGAAAGCCAACAACAAAGAAGCTTAGAACGACAAATTAGGAAAGCGAAAAAGGAAGTAAAGGTTATGGAAGCGTTAGGAGATGCAGAGGGTGCGAAGGAAGCGAAGAACAAAGTTTCGCAACGCCAAGCTAATATGAGAGAGTTCATTAATCAAACGAAGCGTAAACGCCAATATAACCGCGAACAAATTGTTTAGGAGGAATTACGATGCTAAAACCATATAGATTACGATTAAATGAAATGCAGTTCTTCTCTGAAGGGGGAGAAAATCAACCAGTTGCACCGGAAGGAGGTGAGCCTAATGTAGCGACACCAGAAACTGTACCACCAACAAACCCAGAACCACCTGCAGAACCGCCAGTTACTTTTACCCAAGAACAATTGGAAGAAGCTAAACAGCAACAAGAAGCAGCTTTGCTGAAGAAACTTGGTGTAGAGAACTTAGATCAGCTAAAACAATCATTAAAAGGTTGGAATGAGTATCAGGAATCGCAGAAAACAGAGCAAGAAAAAACAAATGAAAAATTAACAGCATTTGAGACTCAGTTGCAAGAAAAGAATGAGTCTCTTTTTAATTTGCAAGCAGAAAACGCTGCGATTAAGTCAGGTATTACAGAAGAAAAGAACTTAAATGCAGTTATTACTCTAGCAAAAACAAAGGTTAGTGATGATATAGACATTACAAAGGCTATCGAAATGGTAGTTGAAGAGTTTCCTCATTTTAAAGGTGTAGTGGAAGAACCACAAGGAACTCCAAAGCCTACATTTACAACTGGTCAACATCAGAAACAAACGTTGACTGAAGCTGATAAATGGAAAGCAGCTTTCGCGAATTACTAAAATTAGATAATAGGAGATGTTAAATATATGGGAACTGTTAATTATGCTTCATTATACGCTGAGGGTCTTCAGCAAAAATTCACACAAGGTTTAAGCTTTGCAGCGTTATACAATTCACCAAACAATAGCATCATTAAATGGACTGGAGCGAAAACGATCCAAATTCCACGTATTGCTGTTGGAGGTTATACTGATGTTGACCGCGATGTTGTAGGTGGCTACACACGACGCGCTGATAACTCGTGGGAACCTAAAACACTTACACATGATCGCGAATATAAAACACTTGTTGATCCGCAGGACATTGACCAATCAAATATGGCTTTATCTATTGCCAATATTACAAAAGTTTTCAATACAGAAGAAGCGATTCCTGAGCATGACAAATACATGGCTTCTAAACTGTACTCTGAATACACTTCATATGGTAAGGTTGCTACTACAGTCGCATTAACAGCGACGAATGTACTTGAAACTTTTGATACGATGATGGAAAAAATGGATGAAGCAGAAGTGCCACAAGAAGGACGTATTCTTTACACTCTCCCTTCTGTTAAAAAGCTACTAAAAGAAGCAGAAGGCTTACAACGACAATTAGATGTAGGTACCAATAATGGAACTGTAAAACGTTCTATTTACTCGCTTGATGATGTAACGATTGTAACTGTTCCTTCGTCTCGTATGAAAACAGCTTACAACTTTACGAATGGTGCTGTTCCTGATGGATCTGCTAAAACAATGGATATGATACTTATTCACCCCGCTGCAGTTATTTCGCCACAACAATATGAGTTTGTTGATTTAGATGAACCAAGCGCTGCGACTTCTGGTAAATACCTGTACTATGAGCGTAAATACTGGGATGTATTTTTACTCCAGAAAAAAGTTGACGGCGTACAGATCAACATCCAAACACCTGTAACTCCTTAAAAGAGAGAGCTTAAAGCTTTCTCTTTTTTTAATACGAAAGGAATGATGTAAATGAGTAACTTAGTAAAAGTAAAACGATTGAATAAAACACTGAATATTGATGAGGGTCGCTTAGATAGTTACCTATTAGATGGATATGATCAAATCGACGAAGAAGGTAACGTTATTACTCGTGCCACAGGTGGACGAAATGTTTCGTTGGCTGAGTACAATAAGGCATTGGACGAAAAAGATGAGCTGGAGAAGGAAAATAAAAAGCTAAAATCAGAAGTAGCCAAGCTGAAGAAGGAAGCAGCTGCTAAGTAGGTGATTGTATGGCGTATATAGATGCTGATTATTATACGAACATATACAAAGGAATGCCTGTTGAGGACCCAGATATGTTGAATCGTATGATTGCAAGAGCTTCCGATGTAGTTGATCAGGTTATTAACTATAAATTGAGTGGTGTTGATTTTGATAAATTAGCACCATTTATCAAGGAGCAAGTAATGAAAGCTACTGCTGCTCAAACAGAGTACATCGCCTTATACGGCGAAACCTCTGCAAATACCATGATTGATACGCCTGTAATGCAGGTTGGTAAGTTCCGATATGGATTGTTGCGAGGCGGAAAGTCAGAAGGTGCAGGTAAAGATGCTCGTATAGCACAGGGTACAATCGCCTTTCTAAGGCCTGCAGGTTTGCTTTATTCGGGGGTGTCAGTTCATGATTAATGTCATTCCTATCCCATTGCATATGCTTATCCATACAGTTGAGTATCATGAGTACATTGGTGAAGACGATACATGGGGAGGTTCTTCTTCCTCATACGCTCCGCCAGTCGTGCTAAAAAGGGTGCGGGTGCAGCCTAATGAAAGGTTATATAACACTTCAACTGGTGATAGCGTAACGTTTGAAGCGACACTCTTTCACGATTCGGTTAACTCTTCTCCTGCTAATCAAGTGTTTAAAGAAAAATCTAAGATCGTGTGGAATGGGAAGGAAATGTTCATTAAAGAAGTTGAGCCTCTTTATACAACGAACCCTAATAGGCCACACCATACAGAGATTTATCTGCAATGATTAGAATTAATGTACGAGTTGATACTGCACAGATGGAAGCTAAGGCAGAGGAAGCGATAAACAAGGCTCAATTCGCATTAGATCAGCAAGTGTTAAAGGATAGTAATTTTTACATTCCAAAAGATACTGGCGAATTAGAACGTTCTTCAATACGTTTCAGTAGACCAGGTGAAGGTCATATTGAATGGAATACCCCATATGCGAGAAGGTTGTACTACAACCCGCAATATAACTTCTCAAAAGACGTTAACCCTAATGCCAGAGGAATCTGGTTTGAAGAGGCGAAAGCACGTCATGCAAGCGATTGGGCTAGATTAACAGAAAACGAAATACGACGGAATTTATAGGGGGGTTAAACATGAAATGGTTAATTGAATCGGTGAAGAACCACTTAACTACTGTTCTATCTAAAGACATCATGTTTGCTCCAGTAAAAGTCGATGTATTAGATATAGGTTTGAGTAATGCTCCACGAAAAAGTATTGCAATTAGGATCATCCCATCAGCTCCTGGCGAGCAATATTTCGAGGGAGAGATTATAAATAAACAATTTCAGATTCTCTTAAAAAGTGAAAACCAATTAGAAGCTAATATTTCTATGGAAGCAATAGCAAGAGAATTAAACAATGTGCATAGAAGAGAGTTTCACGCAGTGGACAACTCTTACACATTGAGAAGGCTCAACATTTATGTAGAGCCTAATTTCGTAGATAAAATAGCGTCTAACGAGTATATATACACTGCTCTTTTTGTAGTGGAATTAGAATTAGGAGGTAATTAATTTGGGCGGATTTTTAATGAACCACGGATATAAATTTGAGTTAAATGTTTCGGAAACGAGTACAGCTAAGTATGCTGTTATTGCGAAAGGGATTACTTCGGTAGATCCAGATAACAATGAAGAATCAGAAGAAACGTATTATTACGATGGTGGCGGAGCTGCAGAACGTGATATTACTGGTTTCATGATGTCTTATGGATTCGAAGGGCATCGATACTACGGTGACGAAGCGCAAGATTTTATTTTTAAACGTGTTAACCAAGTAGGTAATGCTCGTAAAAGTGATTTTCGTGTGACGGAGCCTAACGGGGATAAGTGGGAAGGTCGTTGTACTATCTCAGAAATTAAAAATCCCGGCGGTGACGCTAACGCAAAAGGTGAAATTGAGTTCACAATCAGTTTTGATGGCGTGCCAACATTCACTAAAGCAACACCAACGTTGTAAAAACAAAGAGTCGTTAATGCGGCTCTTTTTTCTTTGAATAAAATATAAAACTATAAAAAACGGAGTGTGGATTATATGTCACAAGTATTTCAATTTAATTTCGAGAAAACGTATAAAGAGGTAGATGTAGCAGGTAAGGTTTATCAAGTGGAATTTAACGATGACGCAATTAATAAATACCAGAAATCATTAAAAAGCTTTGGTAAGAAAACTAAAGAAGTACAAGGTTTAATACCAGATTACGAAAAAGCAACGGATGAAGAAATCGATAATCTAATGAATAAACAAAAAGAACTAGTAAAACACGTTGTAGAAACCTTCTTAGGTGAAGGTACATTTGAGGATCTTTATGAGAAAGCAGGTAAGTCTGTAGGAAATTTAATGACGTTAGTTGACTACTTAAATAATCTTTATCTAGAAGAAGCTAAAGAGAAAGCTGAAAAAGTACAGGCAAAATACTTAGCTAACGTCAAAAAGTAAGGTGATCAGTAATGTTCAAACTTACTGACAGAAATAGAGATATTTACAATTGGGCAGGTGTTGCAATTGAACTCAACCTGTCCTTTGACAATATCTTAAAGCTAATGGAACTTTTCGATGATGAAAGTGTTCCGGGGCATATAAAACCTAACATAGCTTTGAATATGCTCATTGTCGATAACGCACTTCTAACGCAATTATCTCCAACTGAAAAAGAAACCCTTATTATCAACGTGTTCAGAGATAAATTAAATATCGATTTATTATCAACAAATAAGAAAAATGAAATGACAGAATCGCATCATGAAGAAGATGACGATTATCCGGATATACCTGTCGTAAACTTTACCATTGATGCAGAAAGAATATATGCGTCGTTTCTATATGATTATGGAATTAATCTCTTTGAACAGCAGGGAAAATTACAATGGGATGAATTTCTCGCTTTATTTAATAACTTGTCAGAGAAAACCCCTATGCGTACAGCTATATACTATCGTACCTGCGACATACCTAAAAAAGATAAGTACAACGGCGACGAGCGTAAACGCATAAAGAAAATGAAAGCTATATATGAGTTACCAGAGGCCAAGGTGATTAGAGAAGCAAAAGAACTTCAAGATTTCCAGAAACGTATGGAAGCACAAAAGAGGCAGGTGACTTCAAATGGCTGACGGACGGGTTGAGATAGATGCGCGGATTAATAACAATAACGTTAGACGAGATGTGCAAAACATTAACAGGGAGTTAAACCGAATCGGTGGAGGGATGAACCGCACAGCTCGTGATATGCGTAATACTGTGGGCAGAGAAATGCAAGGAATGGTGGGCGACTCTGAGTATTATGCTAGGCAGTACCGTAGAGCATACGGTGACGAAATAGGCGGGTTAATGCATGATGTAGGCGGAAACTATCGCTACATGTCCCAGGAAGCAAGAAATATGATGATGGAAATGCAACAAGGTTTTTACGCTCAAAAGTTAGCGATGATTCCTTTCATGGAAGATCAGATTAAAGCAACGTACGGTTACTACAAAATGGCCCAAGGATCTAAGGACTTCCAAGGAACTAACAAAGATTTCATTAACCAAGCTAATGATATTGGTAAAGCTATGAAAGCTTCTCAAGATGCTCAAATTAATGCTAACAGGCTTGCTATGATGGGGATGCTTCAAACTATTGGGGCTATGAATGCTATGAGTTCTCTTGCGTCTAAGACTACGAAAAACTTAGATCAGATGAAAAACCCATTGTACAATACCGCAAGACCTGCGCTTGCGTTAGTTGACAATCTAGATAGAATTGCGCGAAGTGGTTCAGCTGCACAAATAGCTTTAGAGCTGCACGGACCTCAGGCGAGCATGAAAACTTTAACTGATGAAGCTATGAGGCTTAATTCAGTAATGATGGGAATGCCTATCCTAGCTATGGGCGTCGGGCTGAGTATGCTTTTCATGTATGGTTCTCTGCATAAAGCTAATATGGAAATGGAACCTAAATATGCTGAGGCATTTACTAATATGATGGAGAAGCTTACGAAGGCGCTAGAACCGATGAGACAAGCTTTCACTGCAGTAATGGTACCTATTTATAATTTTGTGGCTAAGATGGCGGAGTTAACAATAGCATTCAATGAAGCGCACCCGGTTATGGCCAGATTTATTCAAGGTACTATTATGCTAGTTCCTGCCTTAATGGGATTGCTACTACCTTTAGGATTAGGTGTAGGTTACTTTAGAGGATTAAGAGCAATTCTATTCGCATTACGCCCACTAATGATGCCTATTATAACTGCATTCGCTACTATGTCCACTCCTGTATGGATCGTAGCGGCTGCTATAACCGGTGCAACCGTAGCCTTTACTCATTTTTACAAAACTAACGAGAAATTTAAAGGTTTTGTAGACGGTACTATTAAGTCAATCAAAGATTTCAGTTCTAATCTTGTAAAGAACGGGAAAGAGCTACTTAATAACGCCTATAAATCTGATATGGTACAAAACTCTATTAAAGCTATGCAGAAGGGGTTAAATGTAGCGGGTCAGAAGTCAAAAGAGTTTGGCCTTAATATGGTCAATATGGGGAAATACTTGTATGAGACTGCTAAGTCAGGGGATGCAATGAATGAGTGGGTTGGGCATCTTCCTGAGCCATTCCAAGCTTCTGCGGAGAAAGTAGGACAATCGGTAGCGAACATCAGGACTTCTATACTATCGTCAATACCTGTAATTCAATCATTCGGGCAAAACATGGCAAGCATGGGTAAGTATCTTTTCTATACGGCTCTTGACGGTGATTATTTGAATGACTGGATAACTCATTTACCAGAGGGGTTCCAGGGTGCGGCACTTAAGATTGGCCTAACAATGAGTAGCGTGAGAGAGAGCATCATAGGTACGTTTCCTGCCATTCAACAATTCGGACAGAACGTAATGAGTATGGGCAAATACTTAATGTATACCGCTATCGATGGCGATTACTTTAATGATTGGGTAACTCACCTTCCTGAACCATTCCAGAATACTGCCTTGCAAATCGGTATGAGCGTAGCTAATATTCGCCAAACAATAATTGACTGGGTATCTAGCACAGTCGCTGAAGGTGCACGAATGGGCGTTACCTTGAAAGACATGGGGATGTACTTCCTAGAGGTAGCGAGAACGGGTGACTTCGCTAATGAGTCGCTAATGAAACTGCCTGTAAATATGATAATGGGTGTCAAGCAGATGGGGATTGCTCTTGCTGAATTTAGAGCGGACTTTATCGCTACCTTCCCAGTAATAGGGGAATTTGGTCAGAATCTATTGAATTTGGGGCAATACATCTTACAAGTGGTACTTACAGGAGATATCATGAACAGTTGGTTATCGTCAATGAGTGGTGGTTTCCAGAACGTCGCCATCTTGATTGGTACTGCTATAGAACAAATTAAGACTAGTATTGGTTACTTTGTTGAAGCTATCAGGCTTGCTATGGGTGGAGATACTTCCCAACTAGGACAGATATTCACAACAATTCTTCCTACATTGATTACTATATTGATTGGTGGTTTACCAGGATTGCTACTTACTGCATTGAGATTCCTCCCTACGATTGTAGAAGGTATCAATCAGATGTTACCTGGTTTCTTAGAAACAGCAGGATCTATCATTCTACGTTTCATTGAGACAATTGTAGGAATGATTCCTACAATATTACAGGTTGGTATTGATATCATAAGTACAATCATTACAGGTATCACGACTTCACTCCCTATAATTGTACAAGCAGCTATAGATATTATTGTGAATACATCTAATGCGTTCTTCTCTGCTGTAACTGCAGTTGCTCCTTCATTGATAAACGCAGGACTCGATATGATACTAAAAATACAAAAAGGTTTAACTGATAACCTTCCTAAGATATTAGAGATGGGACTTACTATTATTGAAAATCTTCTGGAAGGGATTAGCAACATGTTACCAAAGATAATTGAATCAGGCATTACAATTATTACTAAGCTTTTAGAAGGTATTGTACAGCGTTTCCCTCAATGGATACAGAATGCTTATGATATGATGAATAAGTTTTTAGATTCTATCATCAAACATCTTCCTACTATCCTACAGACAGGTATTGATATCCTTATGAAACTTATTGACGGTATCGTTAAAGTCCTTCCTAGATTGCTAGACGCTGGGCTTAAAATGATTATCCAATTAGCAAAAGGATTAGTGGATAATTTCCCTACGATCCTAGAAAAAGGTATTCAAATAGTAGAGTCTATCATTAGAGGTATCATACGAGCTCTTCCTGGTCTTCTAAAGAAAGCATGGGAACTAACATGGGAGTTCATTAAAGTAATTGTAGCTAACTTGCCACAAATCCTAGAGACAGGCGTTAAGTTACTTATCGCTTTAATTAATGGTATCGTGAAGACTGTAGGTCGTTTATCTTCTACGATTATCACTGAAGTTATTGGAGCTATCCTTAAATGCTTCAGTAACGCAGGTACAATGCTTAAAAGCATCGGCAAAGACATTATCCAAGGTCTGATTAACGGTATTTCTAGCATGGTCGGAAAAGCTGTATCAGCTGTTAAGAGCGTAGCAAGTAACATCAAAGATGGAATCGCCGACTTCTTCGATATACACTCTCCTTCTCGTCTAATGTATGGAATGGGTGAATTTGTGACGGAAGGTCTGGCTAATGGTATTGTTTCGCTAACGAATTTAGCAGTTAATAAAGCTAAAACGATGGCTGAAGCTGTAGCTGATGGATTTTCATCTCTTCAAGAAGATATAGTTATGGGTGATATCATTGGTGGTGGTATTGATAACGCAGCTCTGAATTCCGCATTTTCAAGCTCTAAGAGATTTGTTAACGATATGGTTAACGTTAATCCTACAGCACAACAAGCCGCTTATATAGCACCTAAACAAGAGAGACAAGTTAAAACAACGCCTCAAGATAGTAATCAGAGCGATCAAAATAACACGTACATCGTAATGGATAAAAAGGTTGTTGGAGAAGTGTTAGCACAACCTGTAGAAACTACAAATAACAGACGAAAACAACGTCTGGCACAATTTAAACCAACTGTAACACCTTCCTTTTAACTAAGGGAGGTGTTTTTTATAGATAAAAATACCGGAAGGAGGTAGTCGAATGCCATCAGGTAGTTTTTCATTTAACGGGATACGTAAAGACTACATCTTTATCTTAATGGGATTTAACCGACCTGCATGGTCTCCTGTTGAGAGAGATATCTTAAAGGTTCCTTCTAAAGCAGGAGGGTATCTCCTACAAACGAATACAAATGTAAGAACAATAGAAGTTCCTGTCATTATCAGGGCGGGTAGCCAAAGTGAAATGCAAAAGAAGAAAGAAGATTTAGCGGATTGGCTTGTGACAGATCAACCTTGCGAATTGATTTTTGATGATGAACCAGATCGCACTTACATGGCTGTAATTGATGGTGAAGCAGACATAGATGAATTAATTTTCAGAGGAAAAGGAAAGATTACATTTGTCTGCCCTATGCCTTATAAATTAGGGGCTGTTAAAACAGAAGTTATGCTGGTGCAGAATCAGGAATTAAAAGTGTCCTTTGAAAATAATGGGACAGTAGAAACAAATCCTATCATCGATATTGAAGTGACAAATCCTAGCCCGTTCTTGGATGTATGGAATGATGACGAATATTTTAGGCTTGGTTATCCTACTGGAGTTAAAACCCGTGTGGTAAAACAAGATGAGCGCCTAATATGGGATGAAATGAATAGTTTAACTCCTTGGACGGCTGTAACGGGTCAAATAGGGATCTATAAAAGTTCAGGAGCAATGAAGGTATGGCAAGGATACGCTTTTACACCTGAATCATACGGAATAGGAACTGCTACTGAGTGGCATGGTCCCTTTATGAAACGAACTATCCCCAATACGAGTGGTGTTATTCAAGACTTTAGACTTGATGTGCAAATGTATTTTCAGTCAGGTTATTGGAGCAGGATGGGGAAAACAGTGGTCATGCTTTTAGACGCTAATGACAATGTAATAGTTGAATTATCAATGGCTGATGAATACATGAGTCATGAAATGACAACCGCACAAGCAATTATTGATTCAGGCGGTTCTAGAAAGTGGATTGCTGACGAAATGGGCATGTCTTCTGATACCTTTAATAATTTCAGGGGTCATGTTTCAGTAGCACGCAGAGGTAAAGAGTGGAGTTTCTATTTTGCTAAGTATCGCAAAAATACCGAAATAGATGATGCTAGTTTTGTCCGCACCTGGAGAGACGAGTCCGATAGTAACCCCATGACTTCTAGACCAGTAGCAAAGGTAGCTGTAGGCTGTATCGCTTATGGTCCACATCCGCCTGCTGAAATAGCATTTATTGAAGATGTGAAGTTTTGGAAGATTAATACTTTAACACTTGATGAAACTCCTTATATTTTTGATGTAGGGGATAAAGTTCAGATAGATACAGAGAGATCACTAGTAACAATAAATGGAACAAATGCAATTGGATTAAAAGACATCTTTAGTAGATTCCCTACTGTAAAAAGAGGTTGGAACGATATTATTATACGTCCATCTAACATAGGGACAGCGCGAATTGTTTACAGGGAGAGGTACAAATAATGAAGAAGGTAAGCGGAGATTTACACATTGTAGATTTTAAAACAAAACAAATTATCGCTACTATTCAGCCGGCGGATTATTTCGATGATCTAAGACACTGGGAAATCAAAGATAACGTCGACATACTGGACTTCAAACTATTAGAAGATTCTCCGTTTCTAGATTATATCCAACAAAAGAATTTGATATTAAAAGAAACGAATCCAGGTGTTATTACTCCCTATGTAATCACTTCTATCGAAAAAGACTCTGAAAATCATAATGTTACTATCTATGCATCAGGTGAGTGGATTTTACTTGATAAAGAGGTTCCTTTAACACCGCAAGAGATTAAAAGTTGGAGTGCTGAACAGTATTTAAAGTTTGCTACTAGTCATACTGATTGGGAAGTTGGCTTTATCGAAGCGATAGGGAAACGCTCTTTTAAAATAGAAAAACCCATGAGCCCTTTGCAATTCATTCAGCAAATCGCAACTCTCTTCGACAACATCGAGATCCAATACAGGATAGAGATCGGAACCGGCAAGCCGAGAAGATTCATTGACCTTGTTAAGAAACGCGGCAGAGAAACGAATAAAGAGGTTACTCTCGGTAAGGATTTAGTAGGAATCAAGCGCATAGAGAACTCTGAAAACATTATTACTGCATTATTTCCGTATTATATAGGCCAAGATGCGGACGGTAACGACAAGTTAATCACTATCGAATCTGTGAATAATGGATCTCAATATATTGTCGATGACGCAGCGTTTCAACGTTGGAATGTGAACGGAAAGCATCTATTTGGATTCTACACTCCGGAATCTGAAAAAGATGAACTTACTCCGTCCAGATTGTTAACATTAGCCAAAATGGAGCTAAAAAAGCGTGTTTCCGCAATCGTTACTTACGAAGTGAATTCTGTTGACATATCTAGCGTATTTGGATATGAGCATGAGGATGTTAGAGAAGGTGACACAATCCGTATTATCGACGAAGGTATGACACCGACTCTTTACCTAGAAGCAAGAGCTATTGTAGGAGACAATTCCTATAAGGATAAGCATCAAAACAAGCACAAATTTGGAAACTATGTAGAAATAGTCAACCAAGATGAAGCGTTGCGAAGACTGTATCAAAAGATGCTTTCCATGATTAATGACAAAGTATCGAAAGAATGGTTTGCTGCATTAGAAGAAAAAGCAAATGATACAGCTAAAAAGGCGAATGAAGCTGTTGAAGAATCGAAAACAGCTAAAGATTTAGCTACTGCTACAAAAGATTATATGGATCAAAACATGGTCGATATTATAGAAAGTGTTTCTCCTCCTATCGCGGGTCTTAAACCAAATAAAACGCTATGGCGTGATATTAGTGGTGGCAAGCCTGGTATTTTGAAAATATGGACAGGTACAGTGTGGGATGTTGTCGTTCCGGATGTCGAGGAAGTTAAAAGGGATCTTGAACTCACTAATGAATCTATGAAGTCGAAAATCTCTGAAAAACAAATGCAAGATTATTTAGGTGGTTTAGGCAGTACAAATATTCTATTCAATTCTGCATTTGAAGATAGAGAAATTAACCCAAGTTCTGGTGTGATTATCTCTAGAACCCCAAGCCTTAGTAAGTGGAGTGTGACAGCTACTGCAGGAACAGCGGTTACACCTACAACATCCAAAAGACATGACGGGTATAATTCTGTTCAGATTCAAGCTACAGGGTTAACAGGAAACGTTTTGACAGGAATAAGCCAGATGACTCCTGTTACATCTAACTCAGGGAAAGTAGTGTTATCTGCATGGATATTTACGAATAGTAAAGATGGCTTAGATCAAGATGGATATTTGGAAATTAAGTTTCGGAATGGGTTAACTGTAGTTGCAACTACGAATGTAACTTTAAAAGATAAGTTAACTGATGGCGTATGGACATTTATTTCCGTTACTGCTGATGTACCTTCAAGCGCTGTTACTCATGCTGAAGCTTGTATAGGAATAAATAAAAACGGCCTTATTTGGGCTTCTCAACCACAATTTCAACAAGGTGAGAATCCTTCGAGTTTCATGGAAAATCCTAAAGATTATGCTAACTACGATCAACTTGTTGGAGAGATTGCAAAAAAAGTGGCTACTTCTGAATTCGACTCTAAGGTATCTACTATTGAAACCAGTATAAATCAACAATCTGACCGCATTAATCTCAAAGCAGAGAAAAATGATGTTTACAATAAAACAGATTCTGACAGGCGTTTTGGGAGTAAAGCTATAGTAGATAATCATACTTCACAATTATCTTTAATGAGTGATGAGATTAACTTACGAGTTAAAAATAACGAAATTGCTTCCACATTCAACCAAACAGCTCAATCTGTATTAATTCAAGCGAGTAAAATTTATCTTGATGGTTACATTGAAGCAAAACATCTTAAAGCGCAGACTTTGCAAGGGGTAACAATTCAAACTGCTCCTGCAGGTTCAGGCGCCAATCATATTCGTTTAAATGCACAGAATTTAACTGTATACGGTGGTGGACGTAGTAGAGGTTATTTAGGATTCATTGAGCGTACAGACGGGAACATTCAGTCCGCTTTAATTCTTGGTAATGATTATGAGACAACAGGGACGTTAAACGGATCATTAGTAATTGACCAAACTACAATAAATTCAAATGTATTCACTAACTCAGTGGCTTCAATTGGGATTGCTACAGGTCGTAATGGAAATGACGTAGTTAAATCTTCCTATATCAATTTCTACAGATATGATGGAGCAATGCAAATTAACTCTATAGGCGATATGAGTTTAACAAATACGAACGGTAATATTTCTCTTACTGCTAGTTCTACAGGTGGTACTACAGGTTTTATCACCTTAAGTTCTTCTAAAGATATCAATTTGACCGCTAAGCGTGGCTACTTTAATTTTTATACAAGTGATAACAAGTCATTCCCTGCAATGACAATTAAAGACTTAGCTCCAACTGCTCAAGGAGATGTAGATTTTACTTTTGCAAATCAGATCATGTTTAGAATGGCAAGGCATCCTGACTATGTAGGTGAAGGATTACAGATTAAAAGTACGACAGGTGACGCTTTCCGAGACATTAAGCTAAGAACACTACGAGCTACTGAAAATATATCTGCTGCAGGGCGTATGTGGGCGCAAGAATTTATCCCTAGTTCTTCTCGTACGCTTAAAACGAACAT